CACCGAAAGCCCCCGGCTTTTGTTCCAAAATTCCGTCCGTCCAATTAGTAATTCAGAGGGGGCTTGGGGGCTTAGCATGAAGATCCGCGATCGAATCAAAGAGCTGCGACGAGTAAAGGCATCGGAGTTACATCCGAATCCAAAAAATTGGAGGACTCATCCAAAGCAGCAACTAGATGCTATTCGTGGCATCCTAGCCGAGGTCGGATTCGCAGGTGCGGAACTAGCCCGCGAACTACCAGACGGCTCGCTACAGCTAATCGACGGGCACGCACGAGCCGAAATCGCAGGTGACGCGGAAATCCCGGTGCTAATCCTAGACGTTACCGAATCGGAAGCGGATAAGATCCTAGCTACATTCGATCCGTTAGGTGCGATGGCCGAAGCGGATGCCGGCAAGCTAGAAGAATTGCTACGCGAAGTGCAAACCGGCAGCGAAGCATTAGCAGAGATGCTTGCAGAACTGGCGGAAGATAATGGCGTCGTTCCGGGAAAAGATGTACACGAAAAAGCAGAAAAGCCAGAACTAGAGATATCACCAGAGTTGCACGAGCGACAGGATTATCTGGTTATCGTTTTCGATAATGAACTAGATTGGCAAGTCGCATGTGAACGATTTCAAGTAGAGACGAAGCGGTCATCACAAGTCGAAACGTCGACCATAGAAAAGACAGGCATAGGCCGCGTCATTACATCACAGCACTTCCTAAAGGTCGTCAATGAAGGATATTCACATAGCTATTAAGTCGTTTAGGCGGTCATCGTCAGTAACGACCATCGACGTGTTTCCAGATGCGACAATATGGGTGCCGCAGTCACAGTATTCCGCATACAAAAAGAACTACAGGAATATCGCAGCTATTCCAGATAGCGAAGACGGTAATTTGTGTCGCAAAAGCAATTCGATACTAAAGCGTTCGCCATCGAAATATACGCTAATACTAGACGACGATATCACAAGCATTCATCGGTTCGATAACGGAAAGGATTGCACGTTAAGTTGTGTGCAGTGTTTAGAATTAGTTGACGAAGGGTTTAGTTTAGCTAGCCAGATGCAAGTTAGGTTATGGGGGATCAATCAGAATAGTGACGAAATGGCGTACGCGTCATTCAGGCCGTTCAATCTATTGTCGCCAGTTTTAGGTCCATTCAATGGTCATTTACATACGGAATTGGAGTACGACCAAACCGTCGAAGGAAAAGACGACTACGATTTCTGGTTGCAGAATATCCGCAAATACCATCGAACATTGCGGCTAAATATGTTTCACTATATCCACGACCACGGGAAGAAACCGGGCGGATTTGTGTCAATGCGAACGAAAGAAATCGAGCAGAAAGGCATCGAGCGAATGAAGCAAAAATGGGGGCAAAAGGTGTTTTCGGTTGGCGGATCGCCGGGGGCCAGAAGAAATAGAAAAGTGAATCCAGAGGGAAATATACTAAACAGCATGGTACGCGTACCAATAGCAGGGTGCTAGAAAATGGGCATTCGTGATACCCGCATGATGGCACGTGCACTACGCGAACGATGGCCGATCGAAGATCGACAACGCGAACTAATGATGCGCGTACTGATGTCAATTGCGGCTGATCAAACCAATTCACCGCGCGAACGAACCTCGGCAATCAAGGCTTTGATTTCCGCAGATCGCAACAACATTGAACAGGAAAAGCTCGCACAGATCGACGAGCACCATTCGGAGAAAATGCAAGGTGAGCAACTGGATCGCATCGCTAACGCAGCTCAACGACTCGGACTTACAAGAGTTGTTGAGGCAATTGCCACCGAGCGATCAGGAAGCCATCCTGATGCAGCTATCCGGCAGGCCATCGACGCTAGGCCATCCGCAGATTCTTGACGAAAAGACCCGTGACCGCGAACGCAAGGCCAAGCAGCGTGCATCTGGTCGAGCACTCACGATACCCCCACCTCGCAATGTGGCACGTCGCATGGAGTGTCTAGCCAATCCCGAACTACTACTGACGACCTACTTTCCGCAGACTTATACCGAGTCATTTACTGCTGATCGTCGCGATATGCTGCGGTCTATTTGGCGTGCAGCACAGTACGGCGGCGATCAGGCAATCGCAGCTCCGCGCGGTGAAGGCAAGACGACGATTGCGATGGATGGTGCATTCACGCTGATGCTTGCCGGCAAGTCACCGTTTCCAGTGGTAATTAGCAAGAATCAAGACGCAGCATCAGATGAACTCAAAGCACTTCGTGAACGCATTTTAATGAGCGATGATTTTGTTGCCGATTTCCCAGAGATTGGAATTCCTCTGGTCGCAATCGGTGCATCGACCGCCAACGCACGCTTGCAAACCGTCAACGGCAAATTCATTGGCATGTACCTCGGTGTCAAGCATTTTGCGTTTCCTAATGTGCCTACCGAACTGCTCGGTTGGCCTGCCGGTATCGAGTCGGTCGCCCGTGGGCAAGTGATCGGAGCAGTCGGTATCGATGGTCGTATTCGCGGATTCAAGTTTCGGTCGCATCGACCAACGCTGGCGATCATCGATGATATTGAAGACAAGTATTCTGCAAACTCTGATGACTCGATCGCGAAAAACGAAACAACGATTGAAGAAGACATCGGCGGCATGGGTTCCTCGGCAAAACGTATAGCGCGCGTCTATCTTTGCACGACATTAAATCGCAAGTGCAACGCTTACAAATACACCGATCCAAAGCAGAAACCGTCATGGAACGGTCGTCGTTACCGCAAGATGCTGCGTCCACCGGATCGAATGGATTTGATTGAGCAATATATCGAGCTTCGGCAACTGCGTGGTGCGGACGATCCAGACGCGCGCAAAGCGTTTGCGTTTTGGCGTGACAATCAGGCCGAGATCGAACGTGGTGCCGAGGTCTCGAATCACGCATCGTACAATGGAGATTTGCACGCAGACGGACAGCCGCTCGAATTGTCCGCAGTTCATGCCTACTACAACCGAGTCGCGGACGTTGGCAAAAAGGCGGTCGCTACTGAAGTCGACAATGATCCACCGGAGGAAGCCGGGCCGCAGAATATGGGCCTGACAGCAGAGATCGTTGCAAGTCGCATGAGTGGACTTGCACGGCGGCAACTTCCCGCGAACACCGAATATCTCACAGCAGGCATTGACATCGGCAAATACAATTGCCACTGGGTCGTAACAGCGTGGTGGCGTGGTGCTGGTGGTGTTGTTGTCGATTACGGTATCGCGGAGGTTAGCGGCAACGATGGCGTGAGGCATCAAGACAGACTTGCCGATATGGAAGCGTCGGAACCAGCGATCTATCGTTGTCTGCTTAACTGGCGTGACTATCTGCTCAATACACAATACATCGATGCAGCGGGCCAAGAACGCAAGATCAATATGGTGCTTTGCGACAGCGGCACCTATACCAACGCCGTGTATGAGTTTTGCCGTCAGGTTCGCGGAATTTTTCGTCCATCGAAAGGTATTCACAAATACCAGCGAAGGAAGCAGACGAGCGAAAAGTGTGTTGCAGCGGCGAACCAGCACGCACAATATCTGGACTCGGCAAACATCTGGCTACAGGAACTCGACACCGACTACTGGAAACAGTGGGTGCACGAACGGTTTTTGACGCCGACATTCGACGAAAACAATATGCTTCGGCGTGGCTCTTTATCGATTTATCAGCCGGAAGGATCACGGCGGCATCTATCGTTCGCACAGCATATTGTTTCGGAAGAACTCGTTCACCAATTCGTGGAAGGCAAAGGAGAAAAGCAGCAATGGGTTCAAAGAAATCCAAACAATCACTGGCTCGACGCAACGTATCTAGCGGCAGCGTGTACGGAAGCACTCGGCCTGAGCCTGATAACGCCAAGCGAGGTACTATTGCAGGCCAAGCCGTCACAGCCAAAACCATCACCGCAGCCTCGACAGCAGCAGCAGAAGACGCAGCACGGATCGAGATTTCGGCAGAGGCCGGGCGGGTGGATACCACGGAGACGATAGCGAAACCAAAAGCAAGGGAGTTCGAGGCGCGGGCCTGCACGATATGCGTCGGAATCCGTCCACATGGAAAAAATTACAGTCGCGTCTACACGACTCGCGGTCGCGTTCGATACTGCAAGTGCAGTTTTTGCGGTAACACTTGGGCACAAGAAGGCTGATTTTTTTGCCCGATTGTACTATTGGAATAGTACAATGATTTTAGGTGTTGTTTTGGCCGTGCTAGATTTTATCGCATGGCATCAGCAGCATCACTACTAGCACTAATCGACGCAGCAATCGAAGCACTTCTTACAGGCGGTGCATCGAGTTATTCTATTGGTGCGCGTACCGTAACGAAGCTCGACCTCGGATCGTTATTCGAGGAGCGTCGTCAACTTCAGATTCAAGCACAGCGCGAATCAGGAAGCGGCGGTATTAGCCTTGGCAAGATGACGAGGCACCGCAGATGATCGGCAAAATTCTTGACTCGATCGTTTCGGCAGTGTCACCGCTATCTGGCCTTCGCAGGATGCAGGCACGAAAGCTCTTACGATCCTATCAGGGTGCGGAACCATCGCGAGTCGCATCGAGCCGCACGCCTAAAAACCAACCTGCCGACATGGAACTACTCGGACCATTCGGTGCGGATCGCCTTCGGGCGTGGGCTCGCGATATGGTCCGCAATAACGCTTACGCTTGGGGTGTCGTCGATACAATCGTCTCGTCGGTCGTAGGTTGTGGTATCAAAGCTCAATCGACCTATGAGACGCCAGAAGGCGAAGATGTCGAAGATGTCAACGACGTTCGCGACAAGCTATGGGCGGAGTGGTGCGAAGTTTGCGATGTCAACGGACTCTACACGTTCGAGGAATTGCA